GATGCCATCTCGCTGCACTAAATTCCCGCTGGCCTCTATCCCTGATCTTTTCGGCGAGGAAGGCTTGCCGGAGGCTCCACAGCACCCCCAGACCCCGCCTAGCCCCTCTGACATCGAAGATTTCGAGTAAGCCCATGATGATTTTCTCCCCCCGCACCCCGCGCCTGAATTTACACCCTCCCACACCCTTGACCGGATGGGCCAAAACCCGTAAAATGGTGTATCGCAAGGTGATTGCGCAACCTATGGTAAGTCAAGCGGGAAATTCCCGCATATCTACGGTTGCAGGGTGCAACGGCGTTGCACCATTGTTGCACCAAATGTTGCGGCGGAAATCAAGCGAAATCAAGGCTTTAGCTGGCAAGTGCAACGGTGCAACGGTGTTTTTGAAAAAAGACCCTCTATGTGCGCGTATGTGCGCGCGTGCGCATGCGCCCACACGTGCGCATAGAACGTATAATATATGTTGCACCGTTGCACCGTTGCACTTGCATTATAAGCCCATGATTTCATTCAAAAATTGGTGCAACAATAGGTGCAACAATGGTGCAACGCCGTTGCGCTTGTGTTTGGCTTTGCCGCGCCTAAATGTGGGTAAGCCTTTGGTTTTGCTTGGTAAATTTCTGAAAACCTTTGTTTATCGGGGGTTAATGGCATGAAAACCGGTAAATTTGAAGATCAAGCCAAGGCGATGGCCGAGCGGATGGCGCAGGCGGCGGCGGTGGGTGAGCAGCTTTCCTTTTTGGCGGATACCGACGGGGAAGGCGGGCAGGCGGTGGCGGTGGAGCGCAAGGCGGGGCGTCCGAAGGGGAGCAAAAACAAGGTTGAGAGCAAGATGCGGGAGATGCTGGCGGCGCGGGGGATGCGGCAGCCCGAGGATGTGCTGGCGGAAATTGCCGGGCTGTCCAGCCGCGAGGATGTGATGCTGGTGGCGATGGCCGACACCGAGCGGCTGATGGATTGGGCGGCTTCGGGCGCGGCCGAGGTGGGCAAGAAGGGCCAAAAGCGGGCTTGGGAGGCTACCGGCGGGCAGCGGATGGCGACTTTCTTTGAGTTTTACAAGATGCGGATGAAGGCGCTGGAGGCGATGATGCCCTATGTGCAGGGCAAGGTGACGCCGGATGTGAGCGTGAACAATACGCAGGTGACGCAGATTGTCATGCCTGGTGGTGGCGGTGATGGCGCGGGGGCAACGGTGATCGAAGGGCAGGCGGGCGATCGGATGGCCCCGCCGCCGCTGCCAAAGAATGTGCAAGGAAATCAAGATGTTAGAGATGCGGTGCCGGTGGCGGATGAAAGCGCGGGGCGGACGGAATGAGTAAGGCGTTGAAAACAATGAATAAATCACCATCGGCAAACTGTTTAGAAAATAGTTGCTTGGCGGACGGCATGGCCACCCCCCCTATCTTTTTGGCGAGCGGCGCGACGATTTCAAAAAGGGGGGGGCACCCCCTCGACGCGACCCCTACTGCCCCTGCCAGTGAGGCCAAGGGGTATTTTCAAAACGGGATTGGCAGATCATGAGCGCAACATTGGGAAATTCGGACGGGGGCGCGGGGGAGCTGGAAAAGGCCGCCGCGGGGTCGGGGGGGAAGCGTGAAGCCGAGTTCAGCGCCATGACCATTGAAGACGGTTTGGCGACGATAACCGGCGATCTGGCGCAAGACAAGCCCGATATTAAAAACCTTGATTTCCCCGGTCCGGTGGCGGAAGCGATGTATTGGGATGATAGCGCCGTGGTCGGGATTAACGGGCCGGTTGGCTCGGGTAAGACCACCACCTTGTTGAAATCCCGCCTGCGACGCGCCAAGATGATGCCGCGCTCGGTGATTGACGGGGTGCGGTATTACAAGCTGACCGTGACCCGTGCCACCTATCGCCAGCTCTGGTCTACCACCATTCCGGATTTTTTGAAGGTGTTCCCGAAGGACCTCGGGGAGTGGTCTGGCGGGCGCGGCGGGCCGGTGAATTTTGTGATGTGGTTTGAGGATGGCAATGGCCGGATCAAGTTCACGGTGGAGTTCATGGCTTTTGGCGATGACATTGTGGCAGCGATGCGGGGCTTGCAAACCACCGATATGTGGCTGCACGAGATGGACACCAACCCGCTGGATGTGCTGGTGAACGGCATTACCCGCATCAAACGCTACCCTGACCAAGAGCATTTTGCCGGATACACCGCCAAATGGCGGGATTATGGCCAGCTGGTGGGAGACTTCAACGCGCCGGATGAGGATAACTGGAGCTTTGGATTTTTCTATGACGAGGAAAAGCGCCTTGAGGCGGTGGACCAGCTCAATGATGCTTTAAGAGCCGAGGCGGAAAAGGCCGGCACGGATTACCACCCGATCACCATCGGCTTCCACAAACAGCCCGGATATGGCGAGGCGGGGTGCGAGAACATCCAGAACCTGCCTGCGAGCTATTACCCCACGCAAATTGCCACCATGAAGTTGGCGGGGCGCGGCGACCTTGTGAACCGCTTGGTTTATAACAAAACCACCTATCTGAAAATTGGCGAGCCGGTGTTTTCACGCGAGTTTAACCGCCATGTGCATGTGGCGGCGGGCTTTTTGCAGCCTGACCCGAAGCTGCCCTTGATGATCGGGCTGGACCAAGGCTTGCTGGGGGCGGCGGTGATTGCGCAATTCCGCCCACCCTTCCACTGGGTGGTGTATGCCGAAATGATGTTTCCCAAGGAGCGCTTGCTGGCGCGGGAATTTGGCCGCCGTTTGAAAAACCTGCTTTCGGAGCGCTTCCCCGGCTTGCGGGTGGGCGGTGCCTGGGGCGATATGGCGGGCGAGCATGGCTCCAGCCTATCAGACGATGAAAACGCCACATGGAACCTGCTGGTGGGCCGTGAGGCGGGATTTAGGGTGAAGCCGCAGCGCATTGGCACCAACCGGATTACGCCGCGCCTAGAGGCGGTGCGTGCGCCGCTGGAGTTTATTCAGAGCGGCACCCCTGGCTTGCTGATTGACCCGCGCTGCAAATACCTGATCGCGGGCTTTGAGGCGCGCTATGTGTGGGTGGACGAGGTGAATGCCTCTGGCGACAAGCGCAAGGTGCCCGACAAGCGCCAAGTGGAGGCCAATGTGATGGATGGCCTGCAATATTTGTTTTTATCCAAGGCGCGGCCCGATGGCCGCAGCCCTGTTGATTTCCCGCGCGCTTCTGCGCCGGAATTGCTCGGACATAATGGAGGCCCGCCAATGGTGGCGGGCCTCCAGTTCGGGTTTGATGTGACCAACCCTTATGGAGATTAGAGCTATGACGAAGAAACCAACTGTGGCGAAAACGCTAACGGCGGATGAAGTGGAAGGCGGGCACCCGCCGGCTGTGGCCGAAACGCCGGAAATGGCCTTTGAGCGGCTTGTGGGCGCTGGCGAGACCAAAGCGGCGGAGCTGATTGCGGCGGCGGAGGCCAAGGCGAAGGCGATTTTGGACGAGGTTGAGGCTGACCGCAGTGAAATATATAAAAGCGTGAAAGATTGGCAAAAAGAATTCAGTGAGGCCAACAAAAAAAACGCTGCCAAGATCATTGAGGACGCCAAGGCGCAGGCGGCTGACATTATCGCTGAAGCTGACAAAAAGGCTGACTTTGTGGATGATGACATCGCGGATGCGGAGAATGATGCCGAGGTGATTATCAAACAGGCGGAAGACCATGCCGCCACCATTTTGGCAAAGGCCGAAGAGGAAGCGCTGGAGATCACCGGCAAGGCCGAGAGCGCCAAGGAGGCCGAGGCCCAAGCCAAGGCCCAAGCCAAGGCCGCCGAAGATGCGGTGAAAAAGCGGGCGAAGGACGAGGTAAAACGCGCCAAGGCCAAGGAAAAGGCGCTGGCAAAGCCGCAGGAGATTGACGAAGGCAAGCTGGAGGATGCGCGCGCGCTGGTGATGGACCATTTGATGGATTTGCCGGTGGATATTTCGGCGCTGCAAGCCAAGCTGGTGCAGGATTACGGGGCGGAATTTGATGACGGTCCGCCCATTCACACCGTCAAGATTTTTGGCCTGATCGTGTCCTCCCCCGTGAACTTCAAGCATGGCTTGAAAAACTGGGCGGCGGCGGTGCGGCGCATTGCCAAAGACGCGGCTTAGATCATGCGCGTAACCGTTGCCCTTGAGCAGTTCAACCCAGATGCCGCTTTGCAGGTGTTGCAGCGGCTGGACGAGCATGACCAGCTTGAAGCCGAGCTGACGCGGGGAGACCGCGCCGACCCGTTTGACATGCTGGCGAGCTGGATGGGGCTGGGGGCGCAAGGGGCGGCGGTTTTTGTTGGCCGTGCTGAATTGGCAGGGCCGTTTGCGGTGTTGGCGATTGTGCCGAGTGCCACGCCCGGGCTTGGCCATGCGGCGATGCTGGCTTGTGACCACCGCTTTTGGCGGCGATCACTGGTGCCGCTGGTGCGGCAAATACGTGATGGCTTCCTTGCGCAGGCCCGTGCCATGGGCTTGCACCGGATCGAGGCGCGCAGCTGGGCGGGGCACCCCACCGCCCCGAGCCTGCTGCGCGCCATTGGCTTTGAGCTGGAGGCTGAGATGATCGGCTTTGGCCAAAGTGGCGAAATTAACTTCAATCAATGGGCATGGGTTGCTGATTACATCCCGCGCCCGCCTAAACCCCAAAAGGAGACCTGACACCATGTGCATATACCAGAATCAACAACCCACCACGGCCGCCCACCCTGCCATTATTCCGGCGGCGCGCAACCTTGCCAGCCAGCGCCAAGGCGATATGGAGGCGCGTTTGCGCAAGTTGCGCGGCGGCGCGGCGGCGAATATTTTAACCAGTGCGCGCGGTATTCCGGCGACCAACACCATGGGGGCCGTGCCCAATGCCACTTGATAGCGCCCCTGCCAAGGCCACTGGCCCGATGGAGAAAGACCCGCGTGTAGACAAAATGGTGAGCCGCTGGGATGTGCTGGATGGGGCGCGTAGCCACCACAAGGCGGACTGGGAAGATATAAACCGCCTGATGAGCACCTTGCCGTTTCGAGCCAGTGCGGGCAACAAGAAGAACGCCAACAAGGTGCTTTCCAGCTCGCCAGCGCTTTACAAAAAGGCGCTGACCAGCACCATGTGGTCCACTATGATGAACCCCGGCAACAAGTGGTTTGGCATGCAGATCGGCGACCCTGACCGGCGCAAGGTGCATGCGGTGAAGCTGTGGCAAGACCGTGTGAGCGCGGTGGTGCTGGCCAGCTTTGGCCCCAATATCAGCTCGTTTTATCCATCTTCTCTTCAGGTGATCGCGGATAATGTCGGCATTGGTAATGCCGCCAATTATGACGAAATGGTCACGGATGAGCGCAAAATTCTTGATGTGACCATCCCGATGGCCGAAATCGTGTATTCGATTGATGGATGGGGGCGGGTTATTGAGGTGGTGCGCAAGTTCAGCTGGAAAGCCACGCAGGCGGCGGGTGAATTCGGACTGGATGCCCTGCCCGAAAAGATGCGCGAGGCGGTGGATAAGGGCAGCGATGATGATTTTATTTTTTACCACCATGTGCAGAAAAACACCGATTACAAGGGTGGCTACATTGGCCCCAAGGGTAAGCGTTGGCTTTCGACCTATGGTGCGGAAGAGGGCCGCACCGTGGTGCGCGAGAGCGGCTATATGGAAATGCCCTTCCATACGCCACGCCTCGATGTGGAAACCGGACAGACCTATGGCACCGGATTTGGCCATGTGGCCCTGCCCAACAGCCGCGTGCTGAACCGGATGAAAGACGCCAACATGCGCTCGGCGCAATTTGCAGCGGATCCGACCATGATCGGCCCTGACAAAGACGGTTGGCCCCTGCATGGGCAGCGCAAGCCCGGCGGCATGCTTTATGGTGGCATGGGCATGAACGGGCGCAGGCAGGTGGATATTCTGGACACCAGCCGTGGCACCGGCCTATCGCTGGAAATGCAGCAGCAGGAGGCCAACGAGATAGCCGAAATCTTCATGTATACGCTTAGCTCGATGGTGGGGCGCACGGGGGTTTCCACGCTGGAAAGCATGGAGCGGCAAGAGCAATATGCCCGCCTGATGGCCCCCTATATGGGGCGCATTCAGGAGGAATACCTTGTGCGCAAAATCGGCCGGCGCTTTAACATGCTGTGGCGCGCAAGGCAGATACCGCCACCGCCGCCAGAGGCAGAGGGCCAGCAGCTGGATGTGAAATATCTTTCAGCGGCCAGCATGGCGCAGAAGGCCACCGAGGGCGTGGCGGCACTGCGTGTGGTGCAAGACCTTGGCCCGCTGGCCCAAGCCAAGCCGCGCTTGCTGGACCGGATTGACGAGGACGAGCTGGCCGAGCTGCTGCTGGAAGCCCGTGGTGCGCCAGCCACCATTTTGAGATCGCGTGAGGAAGCTGACCAGATGGCCGCCGAGCGCGCCAAGGCCGAGCAAGGCGCGCAGGCCATGCAGATGGCGCAGGCGGGCACTGGCATTGTGAAAGACCTTGCGCAGGCGCAAGCGGCGGCAGGCCCATGAAGGGGCTGTTTTCCCGCCTTGGCATTGTGGCGCGGCCTTTTCAGGCCCTTGGTGTGCCGCGCACGCTGGGGGCGCGGCTTATGCGCTGGCAGGCGGCAAATGTGGCCGAGCCTTTGTTGGCGGCGGACATTATCGACATGGGCAATTTGCTGGCCTATGGCGATGTGGATGACACCGGCCGGATGAAATCCAGCGCGATTGAGCTGGCCTATGACCAGGGGCGCGCTGACTTTGCCAAAGACCTTTTGGCGATGATGCACCTGACCCCAGTTGAATTTAACCAACTCTTGAAGGAGAGACCCGATGAAGACCTTGAATGATTTTATTGCCGCCCACCCGCTTTGGTATCCTGCCGATGAGGGCGGCGCTGGTGGTGAAGGCGAAGGCGCTGGCGGCGATGCTGGTGGTGAAGGCGGCGATGCTGGCGCTGGTGGTGAAGGTGATGCCGGTGGCGATAAAAAGCTATGGTGGGAAGGTGAGGATTTTGCGCAATCCAAAGAATGGATGGGCAAAAAGGGCTTGTTGGAGGAAGACCCTAGCGCGGTGATGGCCAAGACGATTAAAGGCTGGCAGGCGGCCGAGGCGCGGCTTGGCAAGCCCACGGAGAGCATTATGGACCGCCCTGCCGAGGGGCAATCTGTGGCCGAGTGGATGCGCGCCAATGCCGACACATTTGGCTTGCCCGATAAGCCGGAGGGCTATGAGCTGGCCACGCTGGAGCTGCCGGAACGCATGCAGGTGGATGAAGAGCTGATGAACGGCGCGCGCCAGATCGCCTTTGACGAGGGCATTCCGCCCGCTGCGCTGGAGAAGTTTCAGGCGCTTTATGCCGAGCGCATGAGCGGGATGTTCGGCCAGAGCGAAGGCGACCTGAAAAAAGCCAATGATGAGATGCGCGGCACCCTCAACAAGGACTGGGGCGACCAGACCGATGCCAAGATCGGGCAGGCGCAGACCGCGTTTCAGGCTTTGGCGCAACAGGCGGGCATGGATGAGGATGAGCAGATGGTGGCGGCGCAATCCTTGAGCAAGGCCCATGGTGACCCGATGGTGATGAAGATGTTTGCCAGCCTTGCGGAGATGATGGGCGAGGACAGCCTGAAGGGCCTTGGGGCCGGTGGCGGCTTAACCACCACGCCAGCGGAGGCCAAGGCGAAGATTGTGCAGCTGAATGCCAAGGATGGCCCCTATGCCAAAGCTATTCGCGAAAAAGACACGGCGGCCATTGATAAATTCACCAAAGAACTTGAGCGGCTGAACAAAATAGCGGTTGGCTGATATGGCTTAAAAACAAGCGTTTGCGCAAGGGGCGGTGGAGAAATTCACCGCCCCTTAAAATTTATCTTGACTTTTTTTGCGTTTTGGAGTCTGCCTATGTGCATCGGGGATCGCTGCTCACAGGCTCGCGTCCGGTTGACCGTAGGAAAAGACTACCGCCAAGGCTACGTTACAGCACAGGCCGGGTCCGGAGCGAAATAACAGCCGGGTATCCCTT